GGATAAGAAACCAATGCGCTATTCTTGCTATCCCTACTATAAAACTCACTTAGGATATTTAGCTTTAACTGCCTGACGCTTGATCTCTACTTGCGTCACTGCTTGCATTCTTTCTTCTACGACGCCCTCCCAGAGAGCTACTACCAGTTCATCTACTGATGGATATTCTTCTAATCGCTTACGAGCGTAGTCGTTGTCGTATGCGTCTTGCTGACTTTTTAGTTCTGCTTCTAAAAACTCTTGTGTAGGTTTATCGTCATCAGAATGAATTACCAAGTTGGAATAAACTTTGTTATGCGAATCGCTCCAACTGAACCATTGTCCTGAGCGCATATCTACTAATATGCTTTCTATATGTTCTGGTCTCATTAAGTATCTCCTACGCGCATAAAAGTCATAAAAGTAGTATTAGACGCTGCGAGTCCAATGCATGTAGAGGAAGACAGTCTAACCTTATGCCCAAAGGAAACTTTGCATTGAGTTGTATCAGTAATGTCTAAAAATACCGCTGCATTGCTATTAACGTAGTAACCCAGATAAGCCATTGCATTTTCAGTACTCACGATATTGTAAGAAGCGTTATCAGTCGTGTAATTTATATAACCACCCACAGGCAAAGGATCATAAGCTTCACCATCCTGTGTGCAAACAAAATGTACCCACCAGTACCCTGTGGAGGGAAACGTAAAAACACCAGATGATACCGTCATGGGATCACCTAACGCTGTACTACTTGTCGGCGATGCTGTTGTTGTCGTGGGCGTTGCTGCAATAACCGCCTCTAGATTGGTTGTGATTGGATTAGCATCACCATTGAAGTCTGTAGTCAATCTCCACTGACTCATATGCGTTAATCCACCAGCGGGAGCAGCAGCCCAAGCAGCATCCGTACCATCACTTGTCAATATCTGAGTAGATGCACCAACGGTCAAAGCAGATGGATCACCAGAAGCGTCCCCTACAATGATCTTGCCTCTTACAAGCCCTGCCATCTTAGCTAGGGTTACTGCATCATCAGCAATCTGACCACCCGTGACAGCTACTGTCGCAGACAGGTCAGCGTTAGCTACTTGTCCGTCTAAGATAGACGATGATCGGATTTTAGTCGTAGCCATTACTTATACTTTAGGATATGCATTGCGTACTACAGCGCGCTTCGCCATTATATCTTCCCACATCGCAGGTCTACCCTCTTCTTTCTCAGCAAGAGCTACAACAATTTCCTCAAAAAGCGGATATGCCGCTCTCCGCTGTACTGCATATTCTTTATCGCTCATCACGCCTCCTTGTAAATTGCTACCTGTGTATAAACTTCTACGCCATAACTTACCGCTATCCCAAAACCGTAGGTTGTGCCTGTGGCCCCGCATTTGTGTTCAATTGTATAAACGTTACTTGCTCCAGCAACAGCTACACGAGCAAATCCCGAACTTCTAGTCACGGTTTTTGCCATTGTTGCTGGATAACCGACGGGAATCACAACGGCGAACTCTGATGTTCCAACCTCAACCTCCGCAGCACCAGTAACATCGTATAACCTAGTTTTGTGAGCGTCCACCCACACAGCAGGGGCGCTCCAATTAATTAAATAATTTCCAGTAGTTAATGTGAATGCATTTGCAGCTATCGTAACGATAACATCCTCATCTGTAACTTTTGTCTGCAAATCTCTAGTTTGCCAAGAACCAGTTGTAAATGTACCGCCATTAGTTCCGCTTGTTTTCTCGTCTGCAATAACCGCGTAGGATGTAAATGCTGGACTATTAACCGTCGACCAACTCAGCACTCCGGATCCATTATCTTGTAGATACTGATTAGCTGTAGCGTTAGACGCTGGAAGTGTTAACGCAGTTAAAGCGCCACCTGTTTTTTCCAGTTGGTCTACTATGATTTTTGATGCCATGTTTTACTCCTAAAGGATGTTCAATGTACCGCTAATGGTCCATTCATAAGAACCTGTAACAGTAATCGGTCCAATGATTGCGGCGTTGATAGATGTAGCAAACGTGCTAGTTGTGTTTACATCAATTGTATTCCAGTTCTGGAAAAAGTTATTTGCTGTGGTGATGTCGCCAGCAGTTGGAGTGGTGATAGTTGACCACACCATACTCCCATTCAGATACTTGGAACTTGTTGGGGTTCCAGTTGCTGCTAGTTCGTTTGTTCCAATACTGTTAGGCGCAACAGTAATAGACGTACCGATATCATTGATACCGATAGCCTGAACAACATCACCAGCAGTTAAAGTAGCACCACCCGCTAACGTAAGAGTAGTCCCACTTACTGAATAAGTATCCGTATTCTGCTTTACACCGTTGATGTAGAACATCACGGCTTGGGCAGATACAGCAGTGAATCCTAGAGAATGGGTAGTCTCACCACCACTTGCGGTGACAGGCGTACTCTTCCTAATCTCTGAGGATTTAAGTTGTTCGTTTCCTAAGTATGACATTAGGTGATCTCAAGAGTTGAGCAGAACACCGTTAGGTGCCCACTTGCATGAGAAGACTGAGCCTTTAGAAGGTCAGTATCCTCTACATTCAATTTGACATCAGCGAATACCATCGTGCTGTCAGCAGGAATAGGAGCCGTTGAGATAATTGGGTACACCGCAGAGGCGTCTGAAGTATCAATTACACTAACAGATGCATTTACGCTATCTGTTCCATTTGTGTTACAGATCGTAATGCTGTGAATTACTGTCTCTGTAGACGCGGTAAATACCGTAGTCAATGTAGCGTCAGTAAGGTTCTTACCGTGATTTTTAAATGCGTTTGCCATTCTTTCCTCCTAACCTAACGCGATTGCCATTGCCGCTGCGGTGCCTTCTGCGTCACCGCCAGCTTTCCATGCAACGCCATTTGTTGCGGTAGAATCCGCTGTTAATACTAAGTCATTTATACCCACTGGATACCTTGTCTCTGAGTCAACTGTGTTGTAAACAAGCAAGTCACCTTTGGTGGTTAACTTGTCAGTACCAATAATGCTTACCTTCTGCCACTCGCTGGATGTCGCAGAGTATTTAAGATACTGATCGTTTGTTGCCGCAGCAGCACTAACTGCTTGGCCACCAATGCCTGATACAGTAACTACGCCAGCGTTGGTCATGGTGGAGTCACCTGACAGTGGAGCAGCGGTAAAGCCAGTTCCATCACCAATCATAATCTGAGTCGTTGTCAGAGCAAGATCGGATGGAACACCAGACGAATTAGCATTCCTAACCTTAACGGTATTAGCCGCCATGTCAGCTAGTTCAGCGTTAGCTACACCCGCATCCTTTATGGTTACTGCGCCAGCAGTTACACCAAAGTTATCAGAGGAGAATGACGCTACACCTTTAACAGCAGTGGTTGCATCGTCAGCGGCTACAGTTAATGTTTGCCCTGATGCGGTTGTGGTTATACTAGCGCCACCAGCTATGTCTAAAGTCTGGGAGTCTAGGTCTACTGCACCAGTAGTTCCACCATCACCTTCAAAGTCTAAGTCAGCAGCGGTTACTTGAGCGTCTACATACGTCTTAATAGCGCCCTGAGTGGCTAATAGCGTTGCGCTTGACCCTAGTGCGCCATTGTCTACGCCTGTTACTGTAGCGCCTGTAGCGAGGGCAAGGCTTGTACTGCCTGTTAGGGTTGTTCCTGTGATTGCAGCAGGGGTTGCACCGCCGATAACAGCGCCGTCAACTGTACCCGCATTGACATCTACAGAGTTGCTTGTAAGTGGACTAATAGCTAACGTAATCCAGTCTGCAACAGCAGTCGTTGATTTGTTTATCTTTAATGTGTTTGTCGTTAGGTCATGCCAAACAAGCCCCTGAGAGCCTTTGCTACCAGCATAACCAGCACCATCAGCAATAATCAATGACGGGGCTGTAGTACTAGCTATAACAGGATTAGACCCTTGATTTACAGACGGGAATGATTGCTGTATAACTTTCTTGATTAATCTAAGATGGTCATCACCTTGACTTACAGGATCTCCAGCAGGGGGATTCGCTGGAACCAGATTGTTAATATTTTCGCCAGTTTCTAATGCCATTAGTAGTACCCGCCTGTATTTAGAACTCTCAGTACACCAGAATGCCTGTCCTTCTCATCCTGTTCTTGAATGTCTGCTATTGCTTGTTGGAACGCTGTGGCCCATAGCTGGACTCGCGCATCGTTCTGTAGGAAAGGCTCCGCTTCTAACAAAGATCCATACAAGTAGACATCAGGTGAATCAGTTAGAATATCATTGGTAGCAACCAAAGCTGATAATGATGGGACTTTCTTGTAGTACAGGAACCTTATTGTATAAACAACATCTGGAGATGGACCGAGGTAAATATTGTTTCCCTTTATAGTAAACGACAACGGCTTACCCTCAGAACTACCCGCCCAGATCCTATCCATTATTTCAGGAGTAATGTAACTCAAAGGCGTTATTGGGTTAGTTACTAGATGTACTGTACGCATCTGCCGATAGTCTGTAGGTAAAGAATAACTTCTAGTACCAGAAACGGTCGCTTGATCCGCCTCTGTTTCCATAGAGCGAATGCGAAGTACCCTATTATACCTAGCCTCCGCTAGCGTAATAAAATCAGGTATTCTAGCGGATAGGTCATCCCTGTCTAACCAGTCAGCAACTGAAGTTTGCAGTTCTGCATACGTCGTAAATGCCATTATCTTCGAGCTATAAAGTAGGTATGATTGTTAAGAATAGGAAAGTTTGTTTGTACTGATCCGGGTTGGCCGGGATTGTATAGCCACATAGTTATACCCTCGTTGGAGTGGTCCTGAAATACTTGTGATCAGGATCATTTAAATATTTTGCAAGCAGCTTAGGGTCTTTCTCTATAGCGCCGTTGGTGTCTTTTTTCCACTGCTCCCATATACCAAAGGGAATAGAAGCCACCCTAGTGCCGTGCGCTTGCTTTCCGGGAGTAAGTTTATCACCATACTCTCGGTGCATTTCTTTGTTCTGCTCAAGGATTGGTTGAACATCTTGATGAGTAACAACGCTGTATGTCCCATCTTTATGATCTTCAATCGTAGATGGCCTAATATACTTTTCCCTCATAACGGCATATCCCCTCGACTTCCTGACATCTTCCTGAAAGACTTTATTGCTTTATCCCTAGACCCTTTCTCAGAGTAGTCAGACTTAGCAGTTTTGGACTCTTTCTGGGGCTTTAGTCCTTCCTTTAACGCTTTCTTTACGCTCATGGTTTTCCTTTAAGTGAACGGGAGCGGCCCCTAAGAGCCGCCCCCAGTACATCTTACGCAGCTTTAACACCAATGACAGCACCTGAAGCCTGACCATTCTTACCACGAAGGCCATACTCAGCAACCATCATCTGCTTAACAGAGTCACCAGTTTTAGCTAGAGTCTCAGTCTGGAACGGACGTAAATAGTCCACTGACCAGAAATCATAATCTAGAACATATAGCTGGTTAGCTAAACAAAAGCGGTTAGGTACAATCTTGAAAGTGCCGAAGTCTGTTACGATAACGTCAACAGAGTTAATCGCTGCTGCGGGTGATGCTTTGTCGTGGTTAGACACGATGTCAGCAACTACAGAACCCGCCAACGAAGACATCTTAACTTTCAACGCAGAGTCGCACATAATAACATCTGGTGAACCACCAGCATTAAAAACACGCTCTACGCAGTTGTTAAGAAAAGCCATCGTCAATACGACATCAACACCAGCAGGGGCCGCTACACTGGTGCCAGTACCAGCATTTACAATGCCTACACCAGCAGCAGAGCCATCAACAAGGTTGGAAGTACCAATAACAGCCGTACCCATCCAAGTCATGCAAGAAGCGGTTGCTCTAGCTACACCAGCACCACCAGCAGCTTTCACTGCCTCACCTGTCAGCATGAGTTCCATATCGCGTTTAATTTCTTTTGCGCGTTTGGCTAGCTGATAGGCTTGCGAAGATTTACGACCCGCCCAATCCACTGCTTCAGCGGTGCCAGAAGTCTGGACTGCTTTTTCACTGATTTGGGTTTGGTTCGTCAACTTGACAGGCTCGACAACAGCTAACGACGTTGGGTCATCACCTTCAAGTTTGCGGTTCGCCGCAGCCGCAGCAAGCTCGTCTTTCTGCCACTCAAATAGAGTATTAGAAGCCGTACCTTTACCACAGCCATTCATGAACGGAGTGTCCATTGGCGAAATGTTATAAATAATATTACTTAGGTCTTCACGGATTTGAACACCACCGAATGTCAACCTAGTATTGCCCGGAACTGCCATAATGCAATCCTCCTATTTTAAAGTTCTACGAAATCCTCAAAGAGACTTACTGAGTCATCTACATGACCTGTCGCTTGAAGACGCTTCATTTGGGCATTACGTTTTGCTTTGGTGGAGTCTTTTTTGGTGCTCCCCGTTCCAGCCCTTACAACCTTTGGTTTGTTTTTTAACTTCTTGGCTTTTATGTCTGTGTTTTGCAACTCATCATATTTTGCCGCCTTTAACAAAACCATCAAAGACCTATGATCGGATAAAGAATTAAGCTCGTCACTTGTGAAACCATTATTTTCCGCATACGATCGTATTTCTGCGGTCATCTGTTTTGCTTTCTCAGGATCGCCCCAATCAGGAACTTTCTCAATTAGCTTTTCTTTTTCACTAATAACTTGCTCTCGGAACGCTTGTTGAGTTTCAGCATTGTTCTGCTCTTTAGCTTGTGAGTACTGAGCATGTTGCTGACGTATTGCTTCCTGCGCGTCCCTGTATTCTTCCCTTCGTGTTACATAAGCGATTGGATCATCTTCCTTTAAAGATTCCCAATCCAATCTTTCGTACTGCTGTAACCCGCTCATGGTCTGTCGGCTTAATACTGCCAAAGCTTCCATGTATTGCTTGCGATTGGTCTGAGTCGCAGCTATCTCCTCACCTATTTGATTCTTTAGCGATTCAATATCTCTGCGTTCTTCTGAAACCTCCTGCGTTTTTCTAGTGTAATCCGACTGGCGACTATAGCCTTTTAAAAGCTCATCAAAAGTTACTTCATGTTCTTTTCCGTCTATACGGACAGAATAAAGCTCCTCTGACTCCTCTTCGTCGGTTTCTTCAGACTCTTCTTCTTCTTCGGACTCATCATCCTCAGAATCTTCATCATCCTCAGACACTTCTTCCAATGATTCGTCCTGAGTTCCCTCTGTAGACTCTTCCTCTTCTGAAGGTCGCTCTTCTTCACTTTCAGTTGGTTCCTCTGCGGAATCTAATAAGCCAAGAATTGCATTATGGGCTGCGTCAATACTTTCTTCAGCAGTTATTGGGCCTTGCGGCACGGACGGGGCATTTTGCGTATCCGCCATTTGTACTTCTCCTTATATATGTGGGTGTTGCTTTTCCATAACCTTAGCCATGTGTCCAGTTTCAACTATGGACGTTATATGTGCCTTGATTCTTTCAAGCAGTCTTGTCGCTAACCAGCAAGATTCCCGCTGGTTTACTTCAGTTGATCCACTTCTAGACCAACTCAATAACAACTCTTTCTCTAATGTGTCAAATGCTTCTACAAATAATTCGTTCTCTAAGAGTCTCTTTGCCTCTTCTTCTCGGTTCATGTGGCTCCTATAGCTACTGCACGTTTTTGTTCGCGCTCAAGTTGAAGTTCAGCCATTTTCAATTCTGCATCCACAGCGTCAGCAGCGGCAACTTGCTGAATCTTTTGTTGTTTAACTTGGATGTCAGCAGCCTTTATCTCAAGCTCTTTCTGCTTTAGCTGCATCTCCATAGCCGCCATCTGCTGCTGAGGATCTGGCCCCTCTTGCTTTGGTGGGATGCTAGATGGATCGGTTAAGAAATCCTCTACATTCTGAAAACCCATATTCTTTACCATAGCCGCACCTATATTGTACATATTCTGAGCGTTGACTATAGGCAAACCACCCTTCATAGCCTCTCCAGCAAAGCTTAGCATTGCTGAAAGGTGTGCTAACTGCTGGTCTTTGTTTCCACCACCTAACGCTACAGACACAGTACAGTCAGCTTTATCTTTCCAAGCGTCAGGGCGAACAGGTATCCATTCATTACGAATCATTATCGTTCTTTCTTTATCTTGATTCTTTAACAGTAATTCATATATTTTACGCATCAACTCTTTAACACCTGTTTCGGCAAAATTTCTAGCAATCAATTCAACCCTACTCTGCGCCGCTGTCATCACTGCATTAACAGCAGTTGCTGTAGTGTGCGATGTCAGAGCGTTTTCGTTTAACCCTTGAGACATTTTAGAAACTCCAGCCCTAGACTCTCTTACACTGTCTAAGTACTCAAGCATCTGGAATGTATACGGCTCCAGTGATGGGGTCGCCAAAGGGGTGATAGCATTGGGAGACTTTACGCGAACCACACCACCGGGCCGTTGTGTTAGCAGGTCATCCAAATTCGCTTGACCCTCAAGAACTGCGTACCGACCAAAGTTCTGGTTATACATGTTATCCATGAGGTTCCGCATCAATGTACTCTTCATTAGCTGAAGATCCATTACCAAGTCAGCTACGGATAACCCAAAAAACTTATGCGGTATTTTTATTGGCGTGATACTTACAAATGGTATAGAGTCTACTTCTGAGTTGTCTAGAACAGTATCACCAACAGTGCAGAATTTACGCAACTCAGCAATTCCGTCACCATTATAATCAACCCTTAAAAAACTTTCATGTAGCCAGTAAACCTGTAGGCTATCATCATCTGTTCCCGCACCCCAGTC